ATATACTTTGAGGCTCTAAAATTACTTGATTGTTCTTTAAATAACTTTAAAAATTCTTGTTTAGGAACAATTGGATAATCTGCCTTTTGAAAGGTATTTTGTTCATTATAAAACTTTGCATACAATTCATAAACCTTTTCATCATCTACTTTACTTAATATAGACTTTTCATTCCAATTGGCACTTTGACCACCACCTATGTTTTGTCCTATGTGTTTCATACAATAAAAGTTTACATTACCACCACCAATTTTACCACCAGCTGCTGAAGCACCTTTAATTTCACCTTGCCATGCACTATCACCACTAAAGGTTCTAAACTGCACCTCTTGACCACTCATATACATGTAAATATCTTGTGATGAAAAGAAATTACCTACTTTACCAAATCTAAATCCCTCATAACTTGCCATGACATTGTGTACTCTTTTTGGTAAATTAAATTCAGTTATCTTTGCACTTGCACCAGCACCAATTTTTTTCAATGATATACCTAATAGTTTTGTTTTACCACCAAGTTTGCCGGCCTTTTCTAATACTTGTTGATTTAATTCAGACCAAGTTTCAAATCTATTTGTTAAAGGGTATTCTGTTGTGCCGTAAGTTGACATCCATATATCGCCAGGATTCCACTTATCATTACTAAATGAACCAGGTGCTTGAACATTATCTGACCTTTTATCTATTTTCATAACTTCAGCTTTTGCCTCATAGATTTTCTGCATAAATTTAGAACCTCTATGAAAGTAAACATTACCACTAACTTTATTTTTATAGGTTTCTACTATGACATTTGCTGTTTTGATAAACACATCAAACCATTCATCAGGACATTTATCCATGGCGTCATATAAATTCATGTCTGCTTGAACAAATCTTGCAGCCTGACCTAACTCTTTAATTGTAGGTGCTTTAGTTATTTTACCACCTCTTACATTAAAAGCATATGAACAATAATAACATTGACCTGATTCTGTAATCTTTGTTAAGTCTGCACCACCTCCAGAACCAGCAGCGCCACCACCAAAATCTTTGTCTTTAAAGATTTTAAGTATAGATATGTCTTTAAATTTTTTAGAAGATAATGATTCTTTATAAATTAGTGTCTTAGTTTTTTTATCGTAAGAGACACCATAGACTTTAGGACCAGTAGCTGTTGCACTAATAGTAAATTGTTTTTTATCTTTTATTTTGAATTCAACAATACTATGTCTATCTTTACCGGCATAATCGCCAGCAGAAGCAGGTTTAGTAAAGTCTTTTGTTTGTAAGTATGCCATTTAATCTCCTTACACTATTTAGGAGATTTTGGCAACTAGTAATTCCAGAGGAATTTAGGGATACCACCATTTTCTTGCCATACATGGTGTTTATTTTGAAAGTCTGCTAATTGATTTGCGTCTTCTTCAAAGAAATATTTTGCTATAATATTTTCCGTTGGCTGTTCTACAACATGCCATAGAATTTTTTTGCCTTCTTTAATCATCTCTACTGAGTATGTCAATTTTTTCTTCAAGCCTCCACCTGGTCTCTTATCGCCTTTATGAAATCTAACTTTTTGTGTTTTTCTTTTTACCATATCCAACTTATATAAGAGTAACGAACACCTTTCGTTACCGGTTCTACTTTATGTGGGTACATAAAATTACTAGGAAATATTATAATATCTCCTTTTGATAGGTCTGTTTTTTCATCTATCAAATAAAACTCACCACCTTCATAATCATCATTTAATACCCCTAACACACTTAATATAGGAATACCTTTTCTTTCACCATCAAACATTGAGTGAATATGGTCAGCATGTAAGGCCATCTTTTTATTTTCTGCATACTTATTAAATCTTACATGCGAATAACCTTGATACTTGTCAAACCAAGGCATATTTAAATCTTTTACATACTTGTAAGCTGTGTCATCAACAATGTCATTTAAAGTTTTTTTAGTAGATACATTACCCCAACTCATAGATAATTCTTGTGAGCCACTTCTAGGTTTATATTCACCTGTGTTAGCATTGTAAAATGTGTGTTCTTTAAATTCTAATGTGTCCATTTCTGATACAGTTTTGGCACATATTTCATCAGATACCACACCTCTATATAACTTTGCATAATGCATTATATCGGTCATAGTTTGAAATCACTAAACTTGTTGTAAGCGTCCTCTTTTTCATCTACTTGATTTGCGTCAACAATGTTTTGACTAGATTGTTGAACATCATATAATCTCATCTTAGCTCTATCAACACCAATAATAAATGCACGATTAACGCTAGGGTCATTATATCTGTTTTTTAATTGTTTTACTTTCATCTGACCTAAAGCTTCTAGTTCTTCGTTTGACATTAAGGCAAACATAAAGTCAGCAGTTGCTGGCAAACCAAAAGATTCTGAAGTATCTTCAAGACCAATATCAGTTGATACAAAACCAGTTCTAGTTGTTTGTGTTGCACTAAAGATTGGCACATTATGTTCCACAGCCAAACCTCTTAGTTCTTCAGCAATTGCTTTTATATAAAAGTAAGATGAAATATTGCCACCTTTAAATCTACTTGAAGCACAAATGTTCAGGTAATCTATAAAGATAACATCAGGTCTAAAGGATTTCTTTAGAGCTAATTCGTTAATCAACGATTTAAAATGGCCTGCATGAGCAGACGCTGTTGGATATTCTTTGACAATAAGTTGACCTTGTGTTTTTTCTCTTAACTTACTAATCTTGCCATCATATAATTGTTTAGGCATTTCATGTAAATCTTCCATAGTTACATCTAAGAGGTTAGCGTCAATTCTTTCTGCAATTCTTTCCTCTGCCATTTCTAATGTAATATACAATACATTTAGACCTTGTAATAGATAACTTGAAGCTACATGACACATGAATAATGATTTACCAACACCAGTACCAGCAAGAGCAATGTTCAATGTTTTACTAGGAACACCACCTTTGGTGATTCTATTCATATAATCTAAATCAAATTGATATCTCTTTTCTCTTGTATGATAAAATTTAAATCTGGCTTCTGCGTCTTCAATATAATCGTGACCAACTGACTTGTCAAATGATACTGCTAATGCGTCTGATAAGATATGTGGTATTGCCTCTGGTGTTTGTTTCTTATCTTTACCATCTAAGATTTTGATACCACTTAATACTGCATTGTGAACAGCACGGTCTTTACAAAACTTTTCTGTGGTTTCAAGTAACCATTGTTCATCTGCCTCAGAATTTTCAATAGAGTTCACATAATCTTTTATATGTTGTAACTCTTCTTCATTAATATCTCTTCTACTGTTAAGTTCAATTAAGATAGCGTCTTTAGTAGGAAGATTATTATACTTCTCTACAAATTTAAATACTTCACCAAACAATAATTGTTCAACACGATTACCAAAATATTCTTCTTTGATAAAAGGTAAAACTTTTCTAGTATATTCTTCTTTAAAGAATAAACTATTGATTATTGTTTTTTCAATTCGTGATTGCTGTACCATCTTTTAATTTTTCTTCCAATAGTTCTAATAATATGTCACCAATATAATCTATAAACTCAGAATTGTCAAGCAAATCCAGGTCATTAGGATTTTTATCAACTGTGTAATCAAACTTCATAGGTAGTTTGCCATCAGGAAGAGCCTCTTCCTCTGGTGCAAATGCAACTCTACCATAGTGGTAAATTACATCTTTAAACTTACCCTCTGTTAACTTGATACAAGAATAATCTGTGCCCTCTTTTTGAGCAAAGGTATATCTTCTATTCTTCGTCTTGTCCGTAGGTGAATTTTCGTTTTGTGAAGTCATCAATCTTATCTAATACCTCTTTTGTAAAATACTTTTCGGGCTCTGTATTGATAGACTTACCAAAAACTTTTGTGCCGTCTGGCAGTTCATATCTTGTAGATACTTTCTTAAAGACACCAGCTTCTTCGCCTAGTTCTAAAAGACCATAGTATCTGTCAAGACCTGTTTTATAAGTTAGTCTTACATCAATTTGAGCGTTCTCTTTTGTTAATCTCGATTTATAGTTTTTACAATGTATAATATTACCAACTACCTCTGTACCATCTTTTTCTTTTCTCTTACCTAGGTAGACGATTGATGAAGCAGCGTATTTCAAACCTGAACCGCCACCCATTTCTTTTTGTGGAAACATAGAACCAATAACATCATAAGTGTGATTGGTCATTATCATAGGAACACTTGCTTGACCTAGTTTTAAAGTCAATACTCTGAAAGTAGATTTGACAATTTGTGACCTTGTCATGTCTCTAGTTTCTTTACCAGCAGCCGTATCTTCCATTTCTTTTGTAGTAGATAACATACCTAAACTATCTAATACAAACATCATAGGTTTTCTCTTGTCTTCTGGTTGTTCCAAATATTTGTCAATCACTTTAATTGATTGAGCTCTAAAATCTTGTACTGTTGCAACTGGCATTACTACAAGTCTGCTACTATCAACACCTCTACTTTCAACCATATCT